TCCCTAGCTTCTAAGTCCCAAGTTTGTCTTGCATCTCGCCATCTTCTAAATAACTCTTTAGTTATTTGTGGCTTGGTTTTATTGTTTTCGTCGTATTTAATGATTAGACTCCCTATTATATTTTAAGTCTAAAATAATTAATTTACGACGTTGCTGTCAAGAATTATTTATATTTTTTGTCCAGTAACCCAGTTAATTGCTCTGTTGGCTAGATTTTTCTCTCTATTTTCTAACCTTTCGCCTAATTTAGATATATCTATAGCTGAACTTTTAGGAGGCTTTGCTGTAGTTACGGCATACCAAAGACCGTCAAGAAGGTCATCGTTTCTACCTTTTGGAAACTCAAACATCTCATCAACAATATCTTCGTGTTCTTTTTTAATAAATAACTTTCTAGCATTAACTATAGGACAAAGCAATGCTTCTAACCTGTCTTCTTTCTTTATACCTCCAGGAGGTCTTATTCCTTGAGATAATCCAGGAGCTAGTTTTCTATCGCTTCCCGCTAATTTATTTACATGGTCTTTAATAATACCTTGAGCACCTACTTTTTCTACATTAACTCTTCTAACTGGATGATACTTTCTAGCAATGTTAATAATTTCTTTTGGCATGTCATATAAAGGGGAGTGTTCTCTGTAATAGTCTACAATATATATATTTCTATCACTATCTATTGCAATAGTCATTATAACTTGAAAGTCACTTCTAGCATTTGTTTCGTAAGCAAGGTCAACTCCCATGTATACATTTACTGGGATAGCAGACTCGTCAATCATCATATAATTAAACCCCGCTCTTTCTTCTACGTGTCCTCTATATTTATTTATTCTATCTATTTTGAACTTAGCTGTTTCAAGGTCTCTTGCTTCGTTCATATATTCTTGAGCAAACTTGTGAGTTAATCCCATTTCTGAGAACCTAGATTTAATGCCGTCTAGTTTTTGCTTTGTAAAGTAGCTAGGCCACAAAGGAACTCCGTCAACCATAGCTTTTTTATATAGTACATTCCAAGCAGATTTTCTTTTTTCTTTTTCGGCATCTAAGAAACCATCATATACGCCTTGAAGAAAAGAGTCGTAGTGGACTATTGTACCAATAAGCCATATTGACCCTTCTTGTTCTTTTGAGTTTTCTAATGCGGGCTCTACCGTAGACATTACCCATTCTTTAATCTCCCTTCTTCTATCTGGTGTTTTAGTATTTAATTCTGATTCAAAGTCGTCTAGGATAATATTAGTATATCTTAGACCTAATTGAGAACGACCACGTAAACGCTGACTTGTACCTTTAGCAATAATCCTATCTCCTCTAGCGGTAGTAAATTCCTTCTCTGTCCATTTACTCCCTTTCAAATCCCCAAAGTAATATTGTAATGCAGGGTTAATATCGATATGATTTTGTATGTACTTAATGTGGTCGATAGCTTGAGATTGTTCTTCAGACACCCAAGCAATAAATTGTTTTTTATCTGGAGGAGCAAAATATAGCTGATACAATAACGCCGTTTTTGCTAATGTTGATTTTGCATGACCTCGCGGTAATATAATACAAGCCCTTTTTTCATCTCCAAGTAATAAGTCGCTTAACTCGTATTGGTATGGAGCGGGGGACGATTTCATATAATCTTCTGGCATAAACATTTGACCAAAAGTAATAATATCTTTCTTAGCTAACTCTAACGCTTTTTCTTTTTGAGATAAGTCGGGAGGTATAATATTAAATATTTCAGGCTTCTTGGAATTCTTTTTCATAAACCCTATCTAACATCTTTAGTGTTTTCATTGAATGCCAATCTCCTTCTGGAACCTCTGTAAAAGAATTAGAGTTCTGCCATAATTTAGGTCCAGCTACATATATCCAAGCTTTTTCTGTTTCACCGCTATCTAAAGAAACCGGTACAGTTGTTCTAATATATAAACCATTAGATACACCTTCGTATTCGTCATACATATTAAGTTCTTCTGGACTTACATCCATCAATTCAACTACAGCACCTTTACCTTTTTCATTTTTAATAATAGCTGGAAATGATTCTGTTCCAGGGAAAACTAAACTAAAACCTTCTACTCTTCCAGTTTCTTCGTAGTTTCTTCTAAGTGTTCCATATACTGCTAATCTCATTATGCATACCCTATTTCTCTAGGTATTCCAATATTTATTACTTCGAACTTAGGTGAATACATAGTTAAACAATTAATACATTTAACAGCAGAAGCATCCTTTTTAACTGAATCCCAAACAAATACACCTGTATTTACAAGCTTATGTGAACATATGTGACATCTTTTACTTTTTGATATCAGCTTTAACTTCTTGAAGTTTTTTGACTTCGGGTCCTTGAATTGCATTTAGTTGCTCCTTTGTAAATCCTTGGAACAATGTAATTGATTCTGATTTCTTTTCAGTATCCATCATTCCAGATATTTTCATTAACGTATTTAGTGCTGACAACTTATCTCTATCTGTAGAGCCCTGTTTGTCTATTATACTTCTCATTTCTTCTAATAAGTATAAAGGTGTAATTTCTGCTTCATTTAAAACTTTGTCTATTTCTTCTCTAATCAAGTTTTTCACCCTATCGGTTTTTAGCAGCAGTTTAGCTTGAGACGAAGCATATGATTTTTTCTTACTAGGAAATGCATTCATATACGCATCTACAACATCATCCCCCTTTGCTACGTACTTAGCAAATAAGAATTCTTTTTCTGTTGCTTTTGTTCTTTCTTTTTTACGTACAGAGGGAGATTTGCCGTCTTTTGCAAATGTGTGCATATTAGTACGCATCTCTCCCGACATAGTTACGTTCGGATTACATACGAAAGAACCTATAATAGTCCTTACGAATGTAGTCTTCTTCTCTTTGTTGGAACTTTTTAACATCCCAACATACAATACCTGGCAAATTTGACCATCGTCTGAGACAATCCAATCATCTACAGAGGCATGCCTCCAGTCTTTACAGATAGAAGCTAAAGGATAGTATTCTCTAAACTCATCTAAGTTATCAAATAAATACTTGGTTTCACCGTTTATTGTTCTTGTTTTCATAAACTAATTACTTTTCTTCTTTGTCGTCAACATCTTTGTTAAGTTCATCAACAACGAAGTTTATATAATTATTCATAAGAAAACGTTTTTCCATAAGTTCTTGCTCTAGCTGTATAGTAGCTCCACCTATTTGGTTTGCTCTTTGAAATTGAGCTTTTGCTTCTTCTGATAAATCAGAAATTAAAAACTCGTACTCTTTTTCATTGTGCACTATTTTCATCTTTTGTTCTTTGTCACTCATTATTTACTCCATTTACGGTTTTTAACTATTAACGCCATTACTGCATATACCGCAGTATCTAAAAACGCATCTTCTATAGGTTCGTTCTTTGCCTCGAAGTTGTGTTTAGTTGACAAGTTAACTAGTCGGTTTATTTTATCATTCATTCTTACTATAATACCTAATAAGGCTATATTGACTTCTTCCTCTGATTTTAATTGAGTTCCCATGGCAATGTTGCCAGGACCGTAGTCAAATTGTTTTTTACAAAATGTCATATACATTGTGTTTAATATTTTTTTAAATTCCTGTTCTGTTTCAGGAAAGCTTTCCTTTATATGTAATACCACTTTTTCGGTTTCAGTCTTTTGTTCCATTATTATTCTCCCAGTTTTGTTTCATTGTTATTACGTCCAAGTTTTTTATGTTACTTGCTTGTTTAATACCTATACCACAGTCATAACACTTTCTTATTGGAATCTTATGTTCTATGGTTAAGCAGTTTTCATCGGGATTTTTAGAATCCCAAGGATTATCTTTGTAAATATTATACAATATAAGATTATCTTTTTTTAAGGTACTTTGGCTTTTCTTTTGCACGCTTCTCTTATATTCGGAATAAGGTAGGTTTCCATCTTTCTCCATGTCATAGAACCCTTTATTCTCGTAATATCTAAACATAGCAAGGCTTTTCTTAATATTTGTTTCTTCTGATGGAGGAAAGTCTAGGTTTCTTTGTATGCAAGCACACTTAGAATCACAGTACTTTCTTTTTCTGTATAGGTATATAGTAAGAGGTTTATCTTGTTTATTAGGATTTATAAAACTATTACAGTCTTTTCTCTTACAATACCTTAAGTCTTCCGGCTTTATCTTCATTTTAATTACTTTGTCATTTTTAGAAAATTTATACTTCTTGGATAAATCATATTTTTTCTGCAAATCTTGCACTAGTTTTTTATCTCCTAGCTTCTTAGCTGCTATTATTTGTTTTGTGATTTTTTCCACAAGTAATCTCCTACTCCTAATTGATATAATCCGTTAGATATAGCTTCTATTTGACGTTCATTATGTTCTAGCCCGGTATTATAAAAAATCGCGTGTAATACTTCGTGTATTAACGTTTCTTCTATTCTTGACGGTGCTATGTCTTCATTTATTAATATAACGTTCTCTTTTACTAGATGTCTACCATATAACTCTTTATTTCTATCCTCATGCTCTAATTTCGACGTCAAAATTTCATATGGGTGTCCACCTATGTTTAATTTCTTTTTCATACTGCCCTCCCTACGGCTAAGTGTGTACATTAAATTGATAATACCTGTCATTTGTGTATGTAACATAGTATATTATTATTACATAAGTCAACAACTAATTACAATTAATTTAAAATATATTTAACAATAAGGGAAAATAACTGTTGACAACAATAATTGAATTTTTGTACTATAATACTCGGTGCTCTTGATAATAAATAGAGTTTATTAAAACTATTACTTATATAATACTCGATACTCAGAGACCCCCTTCCAAAAAATATCTCAAAAAAAATATTAAACCCCGAAATTTTTCTATTTTAGGGCTATAACCCCCGAAATTTCTATAATGTTCAAAATATCGCACTATTTTGTGTGTGCCTTTTATCTCCACAAAGGGGGGCGGGTCTTTTTCTAATTGGAAATCGTAAAATAAGGTTGAAAATTGGGATTCTAGACCCTAAGGCATTATAAAACCGACTGACTGGTCGGATTCCGTGTAACTCTAACAATATCTACACTTACAGCGACGTAAATAGTAGCCCACACTCTCACAATCTATGACTATATTATAGTATGATAACAATAAACAAAGGACATACAATGACTAAGAAATACAAAGCTAATAGTTTTATATTCCCACGCTACCAACCGGTAGATAGTGCCTTCTATAAATGGCGTAAGAAGTACGATAACAAGCCATTAGTATTTACAATGGTAGAGCATAAGTTAAGCGTAGATATTTGGAAGGATATTAAGTAATGAGGGCTTACTCCTTCTGGCGTAATACCGAACGCGTACTACATAATATGTACGCAATGTGGGATAGCCGTGGCAAACAATGCCAGTTCTATAAACTAGGCAAGGCACGCAATAATGATTGTGACGTGACCTCTGTAAAGCCGTGGCCAACACATAAAGAATATTGCCCAAGATGTCATGAACGTTTATTAAATGAGGTCAGACCTTATATACTAAGACGTAACGCAAAAACAGGTGAGTTTGTATATGATTACAACGGCCCACTAAGGTGGAAATGTTGGATATCTCCATATACTATCAAATCAAAGTAGGTCGCACTTACTCTTAAATCAAGGATAGCGGCCTACATAATTAATATATACTCTATATATATATATCTATATATTATTAGCTGAATCGCTCTTCTCTTTTTTTTTCCTTGCTAGACTGAGGGCAAAATTTCAAAAAAGCGGATTTTAAAAAGTAGAGACCTACAAGCGACGGAAGGGTATATAGAGGAGACAAATACTTAGACGGGTTCCAATTATACATAATATATATTATACGTAAATCTCATATTCAATTATACATAACACATATTATACGTACTTTGTGAAAAATCTAAAACATAAAATAGCTGAATCATCTTGTCGGCTTGTGTTGGCTGGAAGGAAGATATAAAGAAAAACGGCGACCATAATAAAATGAATCGCCGTCTTGTTGAGGTAGGGTATATGAAATATATGTTAACTGCTTGGCTTGTCCATATCTACTAGTTCACAAACTATCTTTAACTGCGGTTGTGCTTCGTATTCTATAGTTTCACCTCTTTTACGTTTAGGTAATGTTACACCATCTGTAATAAGTAATAGGTTAAAATCTAAAACTGACGTATGAACATCTGATAAAAAGGCTTTATAAGAATCCTTCATATTAGCCAATCTAATTAAATGTGTGTCTATCTTACTTCCTTTAATCATATGAGTAGATTTATAATTATCCTTCATATCCTCAACAATAGCTTCTGACAACTTGTGCTTTTTGCCCATTTTATCAAACTCCGCCAATGATGAATCATAAGCCTCGCGACTTACTTTTACTACTTCTACTACTACGTCTACTGCTTTTTCTTTTGTAGCCATTTTAACGACTCCTTTATATTTGTTAGTTTTCATAATAAAGAATATAGTAATTATTTACGTCTTGTCAAACACCTTCTGGGGAAATCTTGAAGCGACACCTATGATAGTCTAGTCGCAACCCCAACCACGAAAGCGGGGATTACTGGCTAGATAGCGGTATAATATATATATAGGTCTTAAATAGATACACAACCGAACACACATAATATATTTAAGCTCTTGATACTTATATAGATATTTAGTAAAATAAAAAGCCGTAAAAGGCTCTAATATAAACACATAACAGACGGAAGTAAAACAATGTCAGAAACAACATATATAAAATATTCAAAATGTCCGACTTGTTCTCAAAGCGTCAGTAAGAAAGTAGTAATCGCGTCGTTACCTAGAAGTGCGGAAGTTCTTTGCGTACCTAACGACGATGAAGATAATACGTGGTCAGTTACATTGACAGACTACAGAAATCAAAATACTACAGACTTTACTGCGTCGAACATGAAAGACGTTAGATGGTTTATAGAAAATGTCGCTATTAAGCTACATAGACCAGAGCATAGATTTAGTGTCGTATTTCCTACTAGTAGATATGATAGACATAGTCGCATATCAAAGATAGAATTTAATGAGTGGGCAGACGAAAATTTAAAAGTACGTAAGAACAGGACAGACTGGTATAGTAAGTTAGTCAACAAGGCAACTAAAGACGCCGTCCGCGGGTCTAACGTAACAAACAGATTAGGATATAGTAACCACGACGTAGAGTAAATCTATGTCGCAACACAGGAGAGTCACAAATGGCAAATTACGACAAACACGATAAAATTGTCTCGCTAGATAGAGAGTTTGACGTTATTAGAAATAGAGTTATGTCTTTACGTTCAGACGTAAGCACGTTCTATAATAATAACCATATAGACACGTCGAAGACACGAGTATTTAGTACTAAGTTAGACAAAGTCGTAGAGCTT